GATTAGATTTTTTAATTCTTTTACATCTTCTTTGACAGAACTTAAATCATTTCTAAGATTATTTATTTCTTCCTTTTGAGACTTCAATATTCTGGTTTTCTCATAATATTCCTGTTTTGCTTTTTGATCATTATTGATCAATGCCATAGAGTTTGTGTCACGCAAATAATTTCCATCTTTAACATTTACATACATTCTTTATGCACCTGAAGGAAGAGCCAACACTCGTAAATCGTGTAGAACAGGAGTTCTAGTAGAATCTGAAGTTGCAAGAACAATTTTAATTGCAAATTGACTGAAGTTGTTATATGTAATACCACTGGTGCTAGTATAACTTATTGAATTATCAGGTGTACCATTTGTGCCTGGTGCCGAAACATATTCTCTTAGATCATCACGATTCAATGAGAAAGAATTTGAACCCGCATTTATCTCAGTCATTAATTGCCAATTTTGATCGTCAAAAATTTGTGTATCATTTCTGTTAAGCAACTTGTAGTATACCAGGATTTTAGAACCGACAGGCTTATACGCTGTATAATACACTCTCAAGTCACCAGAATCATTTTCCGGTGTCAATACAACTTTCTTTGTTACATAACGTGCAATACCGTTGCCACCTTTTGCTGATGTTTCTCCTGAAACTACTGCCGTAGCTCTGTAACCACCAGTATTTGCTGCGATTGTTACTGTTGGAGTTGTAACATAACCTGATCCTGCTGCTGTTATATTTATCTTATCAACAATATAATTTCCAGATCCTATCGAAACAATATTAGCTGTTGCAAACGCTTGTGTTCCATCAGCAGCAGTCGGAGCAGAAATTGTAACTGCTGGAGGTGTGGATGAATAAACAGGAGTTATGTCCGCAACATTACCACTTGTAACAGTAACATCAGTATTTGCAATGCTCATGTTATTAATATAATTTTGAATAACGTATAATGAAACACCGTCATCCGAAATTACAGGAGAAACATACTGATCTGTTGTAGTCAATGTTGCAGTTAAAACAAATGAATTATTTGAATTGGAATCTAATACTCTAGATCCTTTTCCATCATCAAGATATATGTGATCAATCATTGTTGTTGCAAATTTACCTGGATCAATCACTTTTGTAGAGTCTGCCGCATATGTTGATGATAGGGCTGGTCTATACGTATAAGAAATATTAGTATCGGTTGGTGAAAAATCTACAGTAGTTACATTCAGAGCATCATAATTTACATCTTTTGGATAAAAAATTCCATTAATACCTATTACAGTGTTTGCATCACTATTATAAATTAAATCCGTATCTACCATTTTTCTGGTAGGAATATTTTTTGGAACAATAAATTGTATTGTTGGTTGTGATGCGATATTAAAGATACAGTTTTCAACCGTAAACATTAGATTTTTCGTTTGATCGGCAGTCCAAGTGATACCATTTTGTGATTCAAAAAGTGCACCGACATAAGGAGAGCCACCTATTTTTGTGATTGATGTTGGGTTTGGATCAGTTGGTAATGCTTTGACTGATGAGGGTATAGCTTCACCGTTTTGTGCCGCAAGCCAAACAACATAGTCTGGGCTTGTTGTTTGAAGAACAAAAGCGTAAAGATTACCTGATCTTATGTAAACTGGAGATTCAAATTCAAATTCAGTATAAGTGCTTGCGTTTAAATAATGAGGTGTTTCAGAAGTGTTAATTTCTTGAACTGTCTTAACTACAAGAGAATTATCAAGAACTTGCCCACTTGGATATCCATTCAATGTATCAACAATGAACATTCTAACAGGAACGGCTGAAGACTGTGATGGCTTATTTCTAAAGAACACTTTTATTGATTTTATAAATGCACCATTAGGATAAGTATCTTCATCAATAATAAATGTTTGTGCTATTGGATCTACAATATAAGAAAAACTATCAATGAGAATATTATTTCTCTGTTCAACAGAAGAAAATACAGTGCTCTTTGCTGCTGCTTGAATTGTACCACCAAAATTCAACGCTTGGCTTTTTGTCGCAAGAGAAGATGCTGTAAAAATAGCCTGTGAGAATGTTGTTGCTGTATCTGGATTATCATCAGTTGTTCTATTATCTATTCTAACAACTCTGTCACCCGTTCTAAATTGCCCATTTGGTATTTGTAGTATACCTGCAAAATTACCATTTTCGTCAGTCGAAAGTCTAGGTGGAGCAGATTGTGTGAAGGCTTGTGTCACTAGATATTGTGTACCAGTAATAGAATAATTAGATTCCACACTTGTTCTATTATTAATTCCTGTTGATATGTTTACTGGTGTGGCAAGAGTTGCAACCTTGGTGGTTCCGTTGTAATCGGAAATAGTTGCAGTGTATGTTTGAGTGAATAATTCGTACTTTGTGACCTCAGCATCATATACAGTATACCACCAGCATCCGAATTCATCGCACACATCAACTTGTCTAGCGCCGCCTCCGGTGACTGTACTTTTTTGATTTGTGGTTGTAATCTTAATTGTAGCACCATTATAAAAATCATCAATTGATGATGCAGTAGACTGTAATGTAATTGCAGTTGCACCCGTTCTATATTGCCCACCGCCATTGAAATTTGTTGTTGAACCACCACTTGAGCCTTGAACACTGCCACTTAAAGAAATCAACTGTGATGCTGCACTTGTATAACTACCAAACGCCGTGTTTCCAGAGTAAGTGCCATTCTGGTCAAATCTTGCATTCTGAATTATGTTGGTGGTGCTATAAGATGTTGTTGTTTTATCAGAAGAAATATATAACCTAACTCCCGTCGATGAAGTTTTAGTCACACTAACAACACGACCGGTTGGGTAAAATGTACCTGAACTGAAATAACCAATCACATCACCTTCTTCAAAAGTTCCATTTACATTCGTTAAATTAATAATGTTGGGTTGAATCATGTATTGATCAACCTTTTCACCGTCAAAATAAACAGAAACAGGGGTATTGATTTTCATACCCTTGCCACGGAGAATTAAATTTTGTGATCTTATGTAAGGCTGTATAGAAACATCAGTAATGAAATTACCAGTAATAGAATCTGCTTTTTCATAGTTTCCTGTAATTACATTTCTTTGTTGATCCTGATAAGTGTTAACGGTAACTGTTCGACCTGAAGATAAACTTGCACTATATGTTGTTCCAGCCACTCCTCCCCAATCTGATGCTGATAGTGTATTTAAAGTTTTAGTTTCTCTATAGAGAGTAGCATTTGGTATAACAGCTACGATATCGGGTAATCTTCCAGCATCCACCCACATATCCATTGGAGGATTAATATTTAAAACACCTTCACTAATTGCTACTGCAAAAGGATTCAAACTCACTGTGCTACTTGCAAGTTTTTGTACAACTAGATTTGCAGTAGTATACGGTAGTGTGAAGATAGAAGAAGCACCACCAGTTTTACTATGGTATCTATAACTTAAATTGCTTTGTGCGGTTGTTGATAAATTGCCAAGTGAATTTAAAATGTCTTTAGGTACAAGGGGCACATTTAACATCCACTCCGTTGCACTCATTGTTGTCAATCGTTTGTTTATCTTTGCATTATAATCTTCATTATTGGTAAATGCTGTTGTAAATCCTGTGAAATTATCGACAAGAATTCCATTTTTAAATCTGTTTAAACCATTAGCATCAGGAACTTGTAGTTCTGCTGCTTGTTTTTCAAGTAAACTTAAAGAGGTGAAATACTCTATATTGTTAACTCTAGTTTGTAAATCAGATATGTCCTGCATTCTCCAGCGGCGATGTTGAATTTTTACCAAAGATAAATTCGGTAATTGCCCAATAACTTCACCTGGTAAATAAGATGTGTATGGGTCTAGTGTTAGTTGTGCTAGTAACAAACTGCCATCGGGTTGTAAAGGAAATGAAGGAATATTTGATGGCTTTCCTGTTATTAATTTAAACACGTTATCTTTAGTGAGAACGAGAATATCATTTCTTCCAAGATAATGTGAGTAGTCTGTAACAAAATCATCACCATCAACTGGAATTAATGCACCACCTGTTCCAGTTACCGCTGTCGAATATCTAAATTCTAATGCTGCTTGAGCATTTTTTGCAGTAAGCCTAAAATCTATACAGTCTCTTAGATTGTAAGTGATACCGGCTTTACTTGTATAGCTTCCTATTTCTGAATAATTTTCTGGGCGTGTTGAACTACCTCCATCTCCTGCACCCAAATAAGAATTTATACTAAAGTAACCGTCACCACCAGCATGCTCATAATAATCAACTAAAACTAGAAGGTTGCCACCAGGTTTCGGTGCACCTCCCTTCAAAGTAATAGAAGCATGCCCATAATAAGCATCATTTTGCCCATTATCAAACAAATAATTATTAGTTACATCATATGCGCTATTTGTTAACATTGAATCGATTGGTGTTACTGAAGGGCTACCTGTATCAATTATCTTAACTATTCGTTTAACATCCGAAATATAAAGAGATTGTTTAGTTCCTGGTGTAACAATGTTTGCATTTGGAATATAAACTTGTGCATCATCCAAATCTACTCTTACACCACCAACATTTGTGCCTGACAAGTTCACATTGGCGGTATTTGCTTCATATAAGTTTTTAATTTTTAATGCAACACCTGTTGTTCCAGCATCGTTGATAACCGTTCTTGCTAAGATAGTTCCACTAAATGTTGTGCCTCCTGCTGTAAGTGTTGCAATTTTTTTTGCGCTGTCGAGAGATATTGTATTTGTACTTGTAAAACTAACAACGTCCCCTACACTAAAGCTACCACCTGCTGCGGTCACAACAACAAGCCAATTATTTTTTGCATCCGTGGCACTTTGAGTTCCCACTGTACCAGAAAATGTTATATCTCCAGTTAACTGAAACTGTGCCTGCCCACCAGAGAAAGAAACATTACGAGACATTTTCCATGAGTTATAACTTTCATCGTCTAAATTGCTTACATAATTAAAACCAACGGGGAATATAAGTTCCGGTGTTGTTGGATTGGTTAGAACAGTTGGAAAATTTGAAACGCCTGAAATTATACCATCTGTTTTACTAGAGGGATCAATACCGGCTGAAGATTCTACCGCATATCCACTTGTTGTAGGTGCAACCATCAGATCAAAATCACTTACTGCAAATCTAAAAGTTAAATTTGATGCTGCTGTTGGCAATATGGTAAATGGTCTATCGACTGTGAGTGTTTTAGATCCACCATTATATGCTACAATTTTGCGAGAGTCGCCTGCTGATGGTCCAGAATCGATTGTAATTGTAGAACCATAATAAGCATTTGCGACCGAAGAAAACTTTCCATTCTGATCAAAAAGTGTTATGGTGGAAACTGTAGCTGATGCTGCGTTTGTGCTAAGAGTGCTCGTCTGAATTTCTGACAGATAAGATTTGTAAATATATGTTTGTGTGTTCGAATCAGATGATGCACTTTCAAATTCCAATCCTCGAAGCAATGCTGAACCAACTTTTGTTGAATTATAAGTTGTTGTATTTGTCGTTACGATGGAAGAATTCACATTAATCGAATGAAAATCTACTGAGATAACTTTAGTAACATCAAAAACACCATCTATGTTGTTAACATAGACATAGTTGCCATAATCAGTTGTAATTCTTGCATTGTTTAAAGTCTCAGTTGTCCTTGCTCTTGTGGTTTCAAGAACAGTATCTAAGTATGATTCAACTCTATAGCCTTTTACATATGCGACGCCTGTTCCAACTTGTACTTGATATGTTTGACTATTGCTAGTGTTGGCTTTTGGCACCAATTTGAAATCGTTTACAATGAAGTCACCGTTCGTGTCATAGGTTCTTTTTGCGAAGTAATCGTCAATCGTAGCATATACTGTGCCATTGACCAGTCTTTGAGTTATACCATTTGAAACTCTTACAAGCTCAATAAAATTACTGTCTGTTGAATCAGTTATTTCTTTTGTGATCAGTGTTAACTTAATAGTATAACGATCTGCACCTGGTGCTTGATAATTTGTTGCACCAACAGCAGGATCTAGTAATGATGAATCTGTAATATAATCAGAAATATATTCTGAAATATCTAGACCAATTCTTTTTGTTGGAGTGTTTGAATATTTTTGTACAACTATCGTTTGAGGTTGAACCGAAACAAAATTGCCTATTGAATATTTTGAAAATGTTCCGTCTTCATTTTGTACATCTGAAAATGTATAACCATTAACAACATAGAATACACCTTCGGCTATTGATGCGGTCGTAGCAAATCCTGTAAAGTTTGATGGGGCAATTTGCGCGCTGACAGAAGATGCTGTGGTAATAATTACATCTGATGCAGAGAATTGACGCCCAGAAAGATATGTTACATATAAAGTTGGCGGATCGGCTGAGGTAGATTCTTCAACAGCAACAACTTTTGCAAAAATTGTGCCAGTGGAGTCTGTAATAACTTGATTTAAAAATTCTGAAGCTACAACATCGTTATCGTTAAAAGTATTATTTAACTTAATATAAATGGATTGATTATTGATTGTAACTTGCCCGCCAGTGACAGGAGTATTTTGCTTAAAAATATGATTCGCAAATTTAGTTATTTGATCCTGGAGAATAGTTTGTGACTGTGTTAATTCTCTGGCTTGAACGGCTCTTCCAGGCCTAAAAAGAATTCTATGATAATTCTTGTTTGGATCGAAATCGTCGTAATAAGGATCAACGTTAAAATTAAGCATTTTTGTCCTTTAATATCCTAAAACTAACTTAAAAAGTTCTGAGCCGTCTGCGTTTCTTTGTATCGGCTCTTTATTTTCCAGATATGTTAGATAACCAGAAAATTGTATAAAGTCTGAAGGGTTTTGTTGTAAAACTACTCTAGCAGTTTGTGATGTTTGCCCATACAAAATGGCATTATTGTTTGCCGTTCCAAATGTATTTAGTAGCTTTAAATTATTTGTTGTACCATTAAAACTTAAAACTGTAGCAGTAAATGTTGCGCTTTCGAATATACCGTTTGGTGATTGATAAACAATTTCATCTGGAACATAGTCACCGAATCCTTGAGACATGGTAAAATTAGTAGATACATCATAAAATTGCCCATTTGCCACATCAACTACTGTTCCATAATATGCAAAAGGATTTACTAGTACGCCTATTTGTCTAAAGTCAACATCAGTGGGTAGTTTTCCTGATTCATCTTTATTGAAAGTAGCCGTAACCATTACATTTCTAGCACCTAGTTCTGAGGCGGGATCATAACCATGCCCACCTGGTGGTGAAGTGTATGCCACAGCCGTTGCTCCCGAACCTGATGTTGAACTGATCACAACATTTGCATAAGTGTAATTTGATCCAGTATTTGCTACTGAAATATCAACTAAAGTATTACCTGAAAACACTGCGTTAGCAACAGCAAATCTTCCGTCACCTGTTACAGTAATTGTAACGGCGGCATTAGTTGGATCATATCCTGATCCGCTACTTGTCACATTGATTACATCGATGCTGCCTGAACCAGGAAAAGTTTCAACTGGATTTGGTATGTTAGAACCTATTGGAACAGGCATCCACTCATCATCCATAAATTTGATTTTACTTCCTGATGTAATCGTGTACATATACTTCCATTTGTAATCGTCTGCACCTTGGAATATCTGATTTGCATTAAAAGTTCCAGGCTGAAAGTATGGTTCTACAGTTGATAGCCCACCATCATTGTTCCAGAGGCATTTGAAAACTTGGTCGAATCTGTTTTTTACATAGAATCTTTTTACTAGAAAGCCGTTATTATCAAGAGCAAACATATTGGTGTCATCTTGATAATATGCATAAACTGTATTGGTGATCCAATCGATTCTTTCAATCACCAGAGATATCTCATTAGTGCTAATACGTTTTGCTGCAAACATATTTTTGAAAACAGTCTTCAAATACTTTTGATCTTGTGTGGGTACGGGAGGTGACGCCTCGTTACTCCAGGGTTGTACTCTTGATAAAAAACAATAAATTGAACCTACAACATCTCCTGTAACTGGTATTGTTGCAGTTGGTGCATAATAAACCATGCCTGTATTGAAACGCCCATTGTATATTGTTAGAAGCTGTGTCATTTTTATTTCCTATTAAGCACTTAGGATAGAAACGAAAGTGTTTGCATTATCACCATCAATACTAAAGTAACGTAAGTAAGCTGAACTTGTTGAAGGTATCGTAACAGTCGTAGAATTTACCGTAGAATTAACTGCTGAACAACCATGTGTAACTGTTCTATTTGAGCCAGAGGTATTTGTAATCCAAACTTCTACAACTTTACCATGTACATAATTGGAAAGAGTTATCGCGCAATCTGCTGCAATATTACATTTGATTAATGATGTTGTCGAAAAATTAATCGTAAATGCAGTTTGCGATCCCTCTAAAATTGTTGGAACATAAATGAAACCTTTATTGGGTTGAACAGTACCATCGAATCGTACTGAATCCGCATTGAAGGATGCTATCTCTTGTACAGTGTTTGAACCATTTACTATATTATAAAATAGAATTCTCGATCCACGAGCTGAATCAGTGTAATTTTCTGATGCAACAATATCAATACGCGCAACACCAAGAGGTGCAAATCCTGTTGTACCCCAACCGTTACCTGCAAGACGCATTAGAATATCATTATTCTGTGTTGCTGTCGGTGATGTTACTGTTCCACGTGCAGTTCGCCCAGCAACTACGGCATATGCTGAACCGTCTGTGCTAAAAGAATCAAAAATAATCCTTGAAGGAGTGTTTGCTTTTCCAGTAATATGTAACATTGTTCCTGCTTGAGAAACAGTTTGAACTGTTCCTGTTGCAGTGATTGTCATTGCCGATTCTGTTGCACCAAAATTTGAATTGGCTAATGTGAATGTGCCGTTTACAAAACCATCACCTGAAATGTGAAAATCCCCTGCTGTATATACACCATTAGTATTTGCTATCGCATTATTAGCTTTTGTGAATGCAAGATTTGCAAATGCATTTGTGCTCGCAGCGTTCGCACTAACTCTAGTATTGATAACCGAGTTAGCGGAATCAGCGTTAGCAGTGATCTCACCACGTAATGTTGCAACATTAGCCGAAATGTTTGTATTGATAACCGAATTGGCTGAAGCTGCATTGGCGGTAATCTCACCACGTAATGTCGCAACATTAGCCGAAATGTTTGTATTGATAACCGAGTTAGCGGAATCGGCATTAGCAGTGATCTCACCACGTAATGTTGCAACATTGGCACTAATTCTACTATTGATTACAGCATTTGCTGAAGCTGCATTTGAAGTCAAATAAGAATTTACATTGGAATAAAGTGTAGACAACGTTATTTTTGCCGTAGTGTCCGAATCGGTATCAACGACAACGAAAATAGTATTACTTTCATTTACATCAAGAGTTGTAATTTGTGGTAAAGCTGTTAATTTAACTGTTGACATTTTTTATCCTATGATGAGAGTGGCACCACTCTGCGTAATAAGTGTTTGCCCGCTTTGTGTTACTAATTCAGAGTCGAATCTCTGCCCAAGGTAATTGTAGATTAACGTGTCCTGTGCTGTAGCAACCATATTTCTTCTTATTGAAACATTAGCCGTATTCGATGAGAAAGGTATTGTAGTATTTGCAAAAATAACTCCGTTTGCATAGCTAACATATGTGATATGCCCAAAAAATTCACTAGAACCACTGACAACTCTTACATTATCTCCAACGAAAGCTATATCTAATAGTTTATTCTGACTATTACTATATTCTCCATTATTAATGAGATCATATTCATTCGTGATTGTTCTAATATTTATTCTATTGTTTGAAGTTAGTACGTTAGCTGTTGCAACGTTCGCAAATGATAAGAACACATTGTCCTTTATAACAACAAAACTATTTGTATCGTTTTCTGCGGTAATTACTTCAGACAAAACATTGGGACCTTTTTCCGAGGTCAACGATATTATAGTTCCCGGAACAAGTATTTGTTCTATGTTTGCACCCGAAACATTTTGAAAAAGTATGATATTATTACTTGGGTTATTAAATGTGGCATACATTTTGGTTGTTGAGCCAGCATTCGATGTATAATAGTATAATGTATGAGTATTTGAATAGTGAGTTTCTTCTGTTGTTACAATGTCACCATTGGCTTTCAACAAATTAATTGGTATAACTTTTGTTCCCGATGGATGTAGCAGACTATACAAAACTTCTTTGTATGCACTGAAAGATTTTTCTACAATTAGTTGATAAGAAAAACTATTATAATCTTCATCTTCTAGAACTTGGAAAGAACTTGGGAAACCATCGTCATTTAAATATTGCCCTTGCCCGACAATCAGTCCGTTCAAGAACTTAGCTGTAGCTATTGCAGCACCATTACCATATGTTCTTATGCCACTCTTAAATATTTGTGCTCCCGAAACATCAAAGGTATCGTAACTTGTTACAAGATCGAAGTAAAGATTCGGTCCTCCGTTAACTCTATCAGTTACTTTTAGTTGCAAATCGGTTTTTGTATTTGATGTATAGTTATAAACTCTCAATGTATATTTTGAATCTAAGGGATTTGCATCCGATTCAAGCAAGTTTATAGAAGCAATGTTTGCTTTAAAAACTGCCGTTGGTAATGATGTACCTTGATACACGATTTCATTTGTTTGTACTAAGTCATTTAGTGACACATTTTTCACAATCAAGTCACGTACACGAAGCGACACAGATGGTGCGCTAATGTAATCTTCACCGAAATTTTCAATGTTGAAAGATGTAATAGCTCCTATACCCCTTTCATCTGGTATACCTTCTAGTACAGCACTATCACCTAAAATACCGGAAACGGAAAGTTCTGCACCATTTCCACCAGATGGTGTACCATCTGATTTTAGTATTGTGAGTGTTGGTAATTTATTTTTTGTGTAACCTAAACCACCTTTAGGATAAGTTATCAGTTGCGAACTAGAATTTTGAAACCAATATTGGACTGTCGTTATGGATCCTGTTGCGTTCACAGTAACATTTGCATTCGCTCCGACACCAAGTCCACCAGAAAAAACTATCATATCACCGTTAGCATAACCTGTGCCTGGTTTATCTATTTCTATTGGACCTAAAATGCCTAAGTTTCCAATAAAACCTTTTACTTGGCCACCGGGATCTAAAGTATCATATAACGATAGCGCATCAACTGTAGGTAGTGAAGTGTAGCCTCCGCCACCATTATTAACTTCTATTGTATCAATTGGATATGTTTGAAGACTCACAAAAGAAAGTGAATTTGCTAAATTGGCCGTTATTGTTGCAGACGTATTCGCTGGTAAAAAAGCATAACTTGTTAAAGTTCCTTTTGAAGTTATACCTGTGTTTGATATTCCTCTCCAAGTTCCAGATGGGGTACTATTCAAATTAGTAATGAAGAAATAATTTGAATTTGCCACTGTTACGGTATATGAACCATTTAAATTTAATTTTGTATTTGCACCTATTATATCAATAACATCACCTGTTGTGACACCTGTTGTGCTGACGGCATTTCCTGTAATTATAGTAGCATTTGCAAAATAGTCATTAATAACTAATTGAACAACAGAAGTTCCACCTATTCTTGTTGAACGAATATAATTTCCTAACCAATCTCTAGGTATGAAAGATGCATCTACAAGCCCAGCAGGATCTAAAGTTGTCACATTTGCTATCGCACCTGAGCCACCGCCTCCAATAAATCTAATAAAGGTGTTTGGATCTGCTCTGTATCCATAACCACCATCTATCACATTGACGGCTCTTATTGATCCAGATGTGACTTCGCCAACCGTTGCAACTGCACCTATTCCGTTTTCAGAATTTAATCCACCATAGAAAACTACTGGGTCACCTGTTCTGTAAAGTTGCCCTCGTTTTTGTGGATTTATATTGACTGAAGAAATTGTTCCTAAAATTTTAGCTGTTAAAGCGGTTGAACCGACTGTACCTTCTGGTACTATTTCGCTGTCTTTAAAGTAAAGAGTTCTATTATTGTTATCAACTACTGTTACGTTTTCACCTGACTGAAATAGCCTTTGAATGTTTGATATGTAAAGTTCTATTCTGCTACCAACTGCAATAGCTCTTTCAATTGTTGCAATTGATTTTGATGTGTCACCAAATATTCTTAGATTATCCGTTGATAACCATTGTTCATCGTTTGTTGCTAGGCGTAAACTTCTTGAAACATACCATTTACCATCTGATGCTCTAAAAACAGATTCTCTAGTCAGAAATAATTCAGAGTCGGAATTATATAATGCTCTGAATAAAAATTGATATGAAGCTGGTGTGCCCTTTTTATTATAGAGTTCTCTTGCTATTTTTACCAGTTTTGCTTTGTCGGCCAGCGCATCTTTTGGAAAATTAGGCAAAAAATCGTTGACAAAATAATCAATAAACTTATTGTATGTTTCACCAGGATTTATAAAGTCTATATCTTTATAGTTTAAAAGGTTTTGTGAACCTCTTATTGCACCCTCTTTTCCACTACCAATATTGTACTGTTCCATCCATTCATAGTATGCTTGAATGAAAGAAACGAACGTTTGATAATCTGTTTCACTTCTAATGAATTCAGGTAGTTGATTAGCTACCTTTATAGAAGTTTTTTTTGCAAAATCAGTAGTCATTATCGTGTTGTCGAGTTAACTGTTACAGAAATTGAATTCACATCAAACTCATCAAGAGAAACAATTTTATTGTATGTCGATGATATGATTGTCGAATCCGGAACTGCTGATATTGTGAATTGCCCAAGAGGATCATCTATTTCTATTGGAGCAAAGTTATTTAATACTATTAATCCTTTGTCATAATCTACAGTTCCAGCATTAGAATTCAAAATAACTTTCAGATTATTAACATCATAATAATATGTTCTAAGAGTACCTATTTTGCCATCCAACTCTGCTATAGCCGAAGCAAAACCGCCTATCGTATCACCTTCAGCCGGTGTAATGTTGACTATTGCTTCTGTATAATTACCGCCGGGATTGGTTACAACAATGCTAATGACTCTTGTGCCTGCAAGAACTGCATATGCTGTTGCACCTTTTCCGTCACCAACTATCGTAACTTTAGGTGTTTTTGTATAACCGAATCCTTGATTAACAATGCTTATTGATGCTATGCCGCCAGTTAATGTTGGCACTTCTTCAAAGAAAACATTTGATCTTTGTAAACTATTAGATGAAACATCACGAACCGTTATTCCTGGATATGAAGTGATGCCTGCATTGAAATAATTTTTCTTTAACTTAGTATCAAAATTTAGATAATAAGTTGTCGCGCTGGTCAAAGAAGGATATATTTTTTTCTGTACTCTTACAGTTGTTTCATTGGTTACAATCGCTAGATTCGTTGCCTGTATTCTTGAAATTAACTCTGGCAATTTAAAAGTAGAATTAAATGTATTTAAAGTATCAGTACCAAACTGTTTGATTGTTGCTATGACTTGATCTTTTACTTGTCCCGCCGAGAGTGTTGTTTTTCTTGGATCGTATAGTACAGTAGTGTTTAAAAGTAGATAGTTGTAATCGGGATCAACTATTGTGGGTGTAACTGTTAAGACACTAATTGGTTTGATAACCTCTGCAATCAATCTTTCTTTTTGAGTAGGTGTTAATGTAAATGCACCTGATGGTTTTACTGCGCAGAATATTTGCCCATAAACAGGAGGATCATTCTCTTCGCCACCCCATACTGATACTGAATCGATTGGTATTGAATTTGTATTGTTTTGAATTAAATAAATGTAATCTTCTTTTGTAACTGCTCTACCTTGTGCAGCATATGCTTTTGGTGCAGAATATTTAATTGATTCTATCGTTTCTCTTTCTGCCCCGTTGTACGCCGCTGTTATAGGTGTGACAACAGTATTTGAAAATCCACCTATACTCATTGTAACTGTAAAATTATTTGCACCTACTGATGATGTTCCATCAGTTGTTATGTAAGTAATATTTACGATATTATTATTGTTTAATTTTTTGCCTAGTACATTATCACCAAAGTATATTTGATAATTGCCATTCATACCTTCTTGCAAGAAGAAAACTTCACTCGTTGGTGTTAATTTAAAATAATCTGTTGCTAAATTATATGTTGTTGAATATACATTTGATGATGAAACTTGCACAGATACAGTCAATGTGCTTGTGTCTATATTTGTATCTGGTATTTCGAATATTTGTTGAGGGTTTGAAGACGCATCATAGGTATAACTATAAGAAGCCGAAACACCTTGATAGATTTCCAAATCATCATATTCAGCTTTATTTGATACAACATTCACCGTCATGGCGTCTTTTGTTAGAAAATTATAGTTTACACCATCGACTGAATCTGATATAAATGTTGTAAATTTTGGTAAAGTTAACGAGCCTGTATTTACTTCATTAACAGTTAATTTTACTACGGCTTTTGGTGCGACAGCAGAAGTTGGAGTGTAGTTCAACAATTTTGACAAAGAAACTACTGAATTTCTTTGAACTGCTGAGTCTAAAAACATCTCATTTGCAACCATATTCAAATAATATGCATTATATTGTGTATTATATGCAAGTAAATCTATTAGAATTGAAAGCGCAGATGAGTCAAAATCGTAATCTTGAAGAGTGTTCTGTTGCTTTAAAAAAGATTTTAAACTTGTTTTGATTGCACCAAAATCTAGATTGGTTATTTGTAAACCTGAGTTGGCAGATGCCATTATCTTGTCCTCTCAAGAATTAAATTTATCTGAGTCGGTTCTACATTATTACCTATGTAAAAAAGCAAACTGACACTATATGCGTTATTATCAATGTTTTCAACCACGGTGACCTGAGCTAGAGTAACCCTAGGTTCATATGTTCTAATCGTAGTCTCTATCTCCGTTTTTATTGTCGATGCAGTAGTGAAAGAAATAGGTTCAAAAAGCATTTGCTCAAGTCTAGAACCAATATTTGACTGAAAGGGTCTCTCATATTTTTTCGTTAACAGGAGGTACCTGACAGCCCTAATGACAGCCATTTCATCATAACTCAAAGCAATATCATTCTTACCAGGCGTTCTTCTGAACGCGAAGTCTATGTCCGAGTATCTTCTTTTAAGTGTCTGTGCCATTTTTATTATTTATCGTAGGAGTAAAATGACTTTTCGGAACTCGCAGACCAGCGCAAAAAATTTTTGGGCCGGAACGAGGATTTTCGAAATTCCTTAAATTGTTGTATTTGATGTGTTTGCAAGGTTGTTCTTTAATGTGTCCGTACCTACTAAATTATTAATTAGATACAATTGAGTGTTTCCAAGATTATTAAATGAACTGACTTTCATCGTATCCAACACAATATTTGTAGCATTAGCAAAGAAATTCCAATCGGACACTCTCCTATATGCTATAAATGTGCTCAAAACATTAATTGAGTTGCTAATAGTTAAAATTTGTGTTTCGCTCAGATAGCAATTTCCATTTGGTGCCACCGAATTATTTAGAAGCGTATTGGCACTATTAACCACAATAACATTTGCATTTATTTCAGGACCAACAAATAAACTTGTCATACTTCCTAGAAGAGGTGTGGTATTTTGAATATTATCAGTTGCGCTGACGATTCTAAGTAAAAAATTACCAATTGATGATGCATTATCGAAACTAGGAATAGTATCAGTATTTGACGTTAAAAGTGTGACGCCTGAAACGTTGTCAGTATGACTTTTAAATGCTTTTAGTTCAGTTTCCAACACACTCGACGAATATTTCAGAGTTGAATTACTACCATTAGAAAAATCAAATGGTTTTGTGTTTGCAAAATTTATTATAGAATTCGTAGTATTTGTTAAAATAATTAAATCATTTGCCAAAGGATTTTTGAAATAATTAGTTGTTTGAACATTACCATTTGCAATGTCTGATTGTTGCCATGAGCTTAGTTGTATTGGTGCTGCATTTAAATATGCTTTTGCTGGCGGGCTTAAATATTGCCCGTCACCGAATCTATTGGTGTCAAAATTAAAGCCGAGTTTTGCAAATATTCCAGACATTTTTGCCTCACATTAATGGTATAGGTGTTCCAGTTCTTGGATGCACATGCATATTGTACATCATTCTTATCAATTCCATTGATCCTCTCACATCTGTAACTATAAGCCCAGAAGTAAGCGGTGACCAAACACTGATCGCAGAGGTTATTGGTCCCAATGTTTCAACTCCAAGATTTGAAAATAATTTCATTCCTGCTGTGACATTTTGCACCGAAGAAATCGATTGTTTTGCAGTTATAGTGCCAGAAACATTTAAATCACTATTAATATTTACTGCAACAGGAGAGTATATATTAACTCCACCATCAATAGCTCCTGCAAATAAATTAATATCACCTCCGCATCGAACATCTACATTTTTTTCTGCGCTGACTTCAACGTCACCTTTGTTTTTTATCCAAGATTTGCCATCTATTTGAGCATACGCATCACCTTTGACATGTAAAATAGAAGTTCCCTCTACTGTAATATTGCAAACTCCTTTAATCAGAACATTATTGTCTCCAGCAATTATTTCATAACTATCACCAACTATTTTGTGTATTTCTTGCCCATTTGATTGTATTTCTGTAAATGAACCGGTTCGGTGTTGAATTCGAACTCTTTCTGCACCAGGAGTGTCATCCAATTCTATTGAATGCCCAGATTCCGAACCGATAACTTTGTTTAGAGGTGGTTTTGAGTCCCAATCTGAAGCTGGTTCTGTCCAAGAAAAATCTGGCTCTGGTTTTGGATTCGTTTTTAAATAATCTTCTTCTTGTTTTCTAATGGATGTCATAATTAAGGTCTTCCGTATGATTTGGGATCTACTAATGATGTTGTTTCATTTATTGCTGTCTCTGATGCAGCAATGACATTTACAGCATCACCTATTGTTGTAATGGTATCTTGATACAACCCTATAGCTTGTTGAGCAATTTGCGTTTGTGATACACCACCGGCTGCTGAACCGATAGCTGATGCTATTGCTCCATACAATTCAGCCAAACATGCTTGCAATAAAGCTTTTAATCTCGCAGGCAAACTTAAAATCCATGCTATCATTGCTCGTATAATTCTTAATACACCTATTATCTCGTTTATAACCACGTTAACAATTTTAATAATTTCTCTAATTGTTTTTAAGTATTCTCTTAAACATTTTATTGCAGACAATATTTGCGTGGCTATCGGGCTTGCAGCGGCCGCGGTAGATGCACTCTCTAGAGCAGTTCTAATTGTTGTGAATATCTGCAAATTTTTAATAAACTCAATAGCTGCGCTAAGTCTAATTTCATTTGTTATATCACACACATGTGCTCTAGTATTATCGGAATATTCTACCATTGTGCCAGTATATGTGTAACTTAATGCTGGTATCGTTGAAAAACCAATTCTTCTTGGATTTGTAGCAGGAGCAAAACTTGGGCTTACGGGTGTTGTGTTCTTTACTTGATCTTCTGTTATGTTAGAGTTATATAATTTTGCTTGGTCTGTAAAAGCGCCACCATTTGATGTGTTTTGTGGTTGTACAATTCTAGGAAATATTCCAATCACAACTGGAGCTTGTTTTGACATGCCGTCAGTATAAAATCCAAATGCCCAATCTCCCTCTCTTGCAGCCGAGGTACTGAAAGAACCATTCGGTGAACAAAGTGGTATTGCCCAAGGTAAATCTTTAGTGGGTACTTTATTCAGATCAGGAGTGTGTGCATTAAAAATTCTCACCCTATATCTCATGCCACCAGTCAATTGGTCATCAAATCGATCTTCAATTACACCGATCCACCAAACAAAATTATCATGCCCCATTACATTTTCAAAATTTTCTGTATTCATACCTTAGCCTCTGATAGCATCTTCTAATTGTTTATATGTTCTGTAATTATTAACTGTTTTGTTGTATGTGTCTTTTACAACTTCAACCACAGTTTCATATTTTTGATTGCTATCTAAAATGTGACGCACAGCCGAAACCATATATTTTCCAGAATTGTATTCATCAAGCACACCTTTTGTTAAACCATCTCTTTCAGTTGATGGTAAAAAAACTTCGATAATCATTCCAACAGTTATATTAGGATCACCAGCAAGTGATAATTTAATTCTAGAATAATGTGAAAGTGGTAATTGTGCTGTTCTTTTTGGTAAATATTCTTCAATGTATATGTCGTTAGCAACTGAAGATGGATTTATCCCTTGTGCAAATTTTTGTCTTGAGTTACCAGTAGCAATTTTCAAAACAGATGAATATTCTTCATATACAGGTTTGCGTTTTCTATTTTTTATTTGAGGTGCGATTGAATAACTATTCAAGTTTTCAGATTTTTTTAAATATTCATTCAAATTGAAATCTGTTTGTCTCCAGGTTCCTGTCAGAGGATCAACAGAAATTAATTTATTTGCAAAAACACCTTTCGTTACACCGTATAAAGAATCAAAGGTGTCTAAAAATACATACGATTTTATACCTGTTATATTTCTTTGTATTTCAGGATAATCTGTGCCTATATTTCTTGGAATGTATGAAAATTTATTGTACGATTGTTGCTTAAAAATTGTTTGCAGGGAGAAAAAATTTACGCCGTCAGAATTTTCATAAAAGAGAAAATCAGCACCCTCTTTTCCAATGGGTCTAGCATAATTTGACAGCCATTTAATTGCTTCATATGGATTTTTATATGGTATCACAAAATCGTAAAGCCCATTTGTTTCCTGCACTCTAATATATTCTGACTTTATTTGTAATTCATTATAGAGTATATCAGTAACAATGTCACTAATTTTTTTACCAGGATATGATTTACTTACTTTTAATTGTTGTGATAAGAAAAATTCTTCTGTGCAAAAATTTAGTGTGTATAGTTCCGTATCATAATTAACAATGCCTCTTTCACTTACTCTGTATATTCTAAAATATTTGTTAACAGAAACAAATTTACTTGAATTTCTTTGTGTTTTTCTAAAATTTACTTTGATGTACTCAAACCCTGACATGCC